AGGACCAACTGTTACGGTTACAGGACGCATATTACTTACCCTTCTTCCTTGCCGCCGCAGCGTTATCAATTAAATTTGGGTATGGCCTTCCAGCCGCCCTTGCCTTTGCTTTAGCACTTTGCACTTGTTTATGCGACAAGTGTTTTGTGTGGTGGTCTTTGGGCAGCTTAGTTTCCCAGAACTCTTTATCGGACATTAGCAACCCCACTTACGTAGTGATTTATTAACCCGACTATCTGGATCAGCAGCCTTGGCCGAACCAGTCATCTTTCTTTTTAATCCGGTCATTCTGGAGCAAAAATTCTCGTGACGAGGATTATCTTTATCCTTCGTCGGTGCTTTTAAATGATGCCCTTCAGCACGAGCAGATTGACGGCCTTTTTCATTTAGGCCACCTGAAGGAGATTTGCCTTCTTTGCGCGTCCATGCAGCAGTCATTGTATCCTCCTAATGGAGAAGTGGGGGCTTTTAAACCCCCACCATCAACTTAGTCATGCTCTGGCTCGTAGGACTTGTGGCCCGACGGCTCCTGACCATGCGCCGCCGATGAAAGCGGATGCATATTGGAACCTACTTTGCCACCAGACTTCCGCTTTGGACGATCAGCGCGGTGTTTTGCGTGTTCACCGTGGACATGGCCCATGTGATGAACGTGACCACCATGCTTACGCTTGGTGCGACCACCGTGCTTCTTTTCCTTGGCTTCTTTAGCCACATTTGAATTAGCACCTGCATAAACGTCAGTTGGTGCTTCATCATGGTCAATATCACCCGTCATAGGATGTTCGGCCTTTACTTTGCCGCCCTTCTTATGTTCTGCGCGTGGGTGTTCATGGTGGACAGCGTGTCCGTAGTGATGAGCTTTACCGCCGTGGGCGTGATGCTCATGATGTGCGTGGTGTTTATGGCCTTTCATGGCTCACTCCTATGCTTGGGTTACACCGAACAGGCCAACCGTTGACCCGACGTTATATACTGTTGGCGATTGCCTAAACAAGAAACGGTTTCCTACTGCCGCCGTGGAAGTAAATGTACCACGGACGTCACCAGTTGTCGTCGTTGCATAGGTGCCTACGGAAGCAACATAGTTGGTGCTTGCCGTAATTAGTGCAGGGTTCTGCGATGATGCAGCATAGTTGATGAGAACGTCACCAAATGTGTCTGAACGTAAAGCAAAACCAAACACGGACCCTGTACCAACAGTAAATGTAGCAGTATCCGTGGTGCTAGGAGTTACTGACGTAATGTATTTGAACGCCTTTTTACCAGCAACAGCCGTTGAGTTGGCTGCGGTGGCAATGGCTTCCGACATTGGGAAACCATAGACGTCATAACCCTTGACCGTCCACGTATTGGTAGTGGTAGCGGAGGTCGGAGTAACAACTACGTTACGCGCACTAAGAGCCTGTGGGTTCCACAACTGGATGGTATTAGCAGAGCCAAATCCTAATCGGGTATTAACAACACCATCTAAAGTGGAGTTACTAATTGTTGCCGTAATAGAAAGTTGAGAACCGCTTGTACCAGCAGCTTGTGGCGCACCAGTAACATAATAAGTACCAGTGAAACCCGCACCCGGATTGCCGTTGGTTACGTTAAGAACAGGACCAGTACCAATAATTTGCGTATTGGACGAAATACCCGTTCCCGTAATAACCATTCCAGCAGATAGAAGAGCCGCAGACGCAGCAGATACAACCAGAATGTTACCAGCGGTGCCGCTTGTACCATTTGAAATATATCCAGTTACTGCGGTGCAGGCATCAAGAGCCAAAAGACCATTGGTGTAAACACCAGTGCTTTGGTTTGTAATACCCTGACTTACAGCCACACCCGTCGTTGACGAATTGCTTGATACAAGCGTTACCGCAGTACTAGCAGTTGGAGCCGCAGAAGCGGAAATAGCCGCCGCTGCTGCCACAGTAGGGTTGTAGTCATACGTTGTAATTGCCGTTGTACCAAGAAAACCAGCAGTTGAATTGCCAAAATCCTGACCCGGCTCATAAGCAAATTGAGATCGAGGATCAAGGATACCAGCGCCGCCCCAAAAGAGGGACGGAGCGGTTTCTGGGTTGTAATCAGCATATGGCGCTTGTCCAAAGCTGATAACGGGACCGGAGAAAGCTGAAATAGACATATTGCAGTCTCCTATCCATTACGACGTTGGGAATGAGCCGAAGATTGAACGCCAGTTGTAGTAGCCGAAGGAATAACGCTCGTAGCCCTTAACAAGAAGATTGTCAGTGACAAAATCGACTTGCATATCGGTTTCAAACTTCACGCGCTCCATATATGCAAGGCCATCAATGTTAGTAAGAAGGAACCATGCATAAGAAGAAGTCAAGAAGTCGTTGACGATATAGCCTTCAGGGATACCACCAGCCGTGCTGAGTATGGCATTAACGTCATTGTCGGCAGTACCCGGACGCAATTCAGTCTTGGTAAGACGGATTGCAACTGGTTCCAACTGTGGAGGAACAACCAACTTGCGACCACGAGAAAATACCTTCAGACCAGCCTGATCTTTGAAGTTTGTACGGATGCTGATCATGCCGTTAAGCAATGACGATTCGTTCAAATCTTGCTGAGTCGTGAAAGTGTTGGCTACCGTAGAACCATCAATTGGATGCGCTGTGGAGCAGAGTGCTACACCGTCGCCGCCAACAGCAGAGTTGTACGTCGTTGCCGTGTTGAGAAGGTTTGCGCCGTAAATTTCTTTGGTCTGCTGGAAAGATTCAATAAGACCAAGATTGGACGGCATAAACTGTGTCTTGTACAGGTTGTCGTCAATTGCCTTACGGGTAATTGCGTACCCAAGAGCAATTTCAGTGTGTTCCTGATTGTAGACAAAGCGTTCACCAGCGCCAGAATCAAAAGCGGTTTGACCGCCTTCACTCTTAAGCTGTGCAAGACCAAGGTAACGCATTTCTGCCGTGCGTTCCAAAGCCATTTTTGAATCATGCTTGGTGAAGATTTTGTCATACTGAGATGGAATCATCTCGTACTTGCCTTCTACCCCACGTAGACCGGGGAGGAGAAGGTCTTTAATCTGACTAAGATTGACAGCCATTTTACCTTACTCCTTAAGCATTGATACTGGCAGGGCCAGCACCGTTAGAACGCCACATCTCGTTGTTGAAGCCAACAATGACGTTGCAATACTGCGTTGTTGGATCGCCGCCATTGCCGAAGCCAATAGCGTAATCAACAACAATGAATGGAGAAGTAATCGTCGTGCTTACAGCCGACAAATACGCACCCGACCGACCTGTGCTGGAGTTGCCTGCACCAAGGGTAAACTGACCATACTGGCCTTGAATGCCAGAAGTCATTGTCGTAGCCGTACCCGTCATAGGAGCGCCAGCAAAGCTGGTCTGAACGACGAAACGAGCATTAGGATCGTCAATCACGTAGGCTTCTACGTCACCCGTAGCGTCTGAACCCGGCCAGTAAGCCGACCAAACGGTACGCTTTTGCGACGTGGAGGTGTATTTGCAGCCAACAAAGATACCAGCGATAGGCTGAGTTCCGTTAGCGGAGGCAGTAATATAACCAGTGGCAGCACCCGTACCCGCAACTGGGGTTACCGGATCGCCCGTGTAGATAGCAGTGCTGTTGCCGCTTGCAATACGACGAGTGGACTGAGCAAACGTCGGAGCGCCGCCTGCACCACCCTGATACTGCAAGAAGCCAAAATACGCTTGCGTATTAGCCATAGCAGAGATTCCTGATGAAATGAAGGTTGCTATGCGCCCAGCACTGCAAACCTAGACAAATTTTAACCTGCCTCCCCAAGGGCAGGTGTAAGTCGCTTAATTGTCCTCTGGAATAGGGACAGGCTCAAACGACTTTTTGACTGAAGGACGGATGTTGTCATGTTGACGAGTCATCGTACCATCAGGTGTCTGGGACAATTGCTGCTCTTTGGCTCGCACTTGGTTCCTAGCACGACGCAATTCTATATCCTTTGCTTCTTTTGTCAATGACAAAGGACGTTCCATTAAAATCATGCCTTTACGCTCAATAACTGCATAATTTCCAATAGGCATCATTTCTGGATGACGGTCTGCCGGAACAGCTTCCCAACCACCACGAGCCAACTGGACTTGGTATGCAGGGTCTTCTTTCCCTAACAACGTATGGCGTTTCCATTCATAGGACCAACCATCTGGGATGCTAGCTGGATCAATATAAAACTCATCAATACCATCGTCTAAAGAACCACGGTTTTCCCTGATTTCCGCCGCACGAGCTTCCGCCCTTGCACGAGCATCCTCTGGACGCATTTCCTTACGCATTGGCTTTCTTGCCTTTTCAACTACGTATTTATCTTCACTCATTGGATTTTTCCTTCACGTTTTAATGAAACCATGTTTTTGGCATATTCTTCTGGCGTCATGCCCATCATGGAAGCCATTTCACGCTGTTCATTGGATAAACGGACAACATTTGGCTTGCCTGACGTTGCAGATGCCATGCGGGTAGATGGGGCAGGGGACGGAGCCGATACCCGCTTCTGCGTAGGCGCTGCCGCCACAGACACAACGCTGTCATCCGCAGTCTGATCTGCCACTTTCACCAATCCCAACCGCATTTCTATGTGTTGGAAGTAAGCATCTGTGTCAGGGACGTATCCCTCACCCATTGCATGGTTATGAGCGCGTACCATTGCCTCGTATTTAACCGGATCACGGGCATAATCAGGGTTAGTCCTAACCCAATTGGCCGATCTTGGTGTTAATTGGGATGCAAGCATCTCAACTGGGTCTGTTTGTGGCGGCGCAATAGGTTGAACAGGCTGTTTTAACTTGTTTTCCATAGCAACTTTGCCATTTTCAAGCGTTGCTAGCTTGTTGGCATTCAATGCAATGGCTTCTTGGAAGTCTGCTGCCTTGCGATAGTCACCCGCAGCCATAGCTTCTGCGTAACCATTCTTTAAAAGGTCAGAATCGCGTCGGGATTTATCAATTGCGCTTACAATTAAGTTATAATCACCATCTTGGACGCTTTTTTGGGCTTCTTGAGCCTGTTTTTGCGCGTCATAAGCCCTACGATCAGCCTCTGCACGGGCTTTCCGCTCATCTTCAAGCTGCTTTTTAAGATGATTTATGCCTTCATCAGGCGTAATTTCATCATTAGCAGCGGCTCGCTCAACTTTTATGGGCGCGTCTTCTTCAGCAGGAGCTACTTCAATTTTTGGCTCAAGCTCAAGTTCCGTTTGAATATCATTAGAATCTGTCATTATTATCCCCTTACCAAACTGCGTCAGGGTATTTGGTCACGCCACGGATATCGGTGTCGTCAATCATGCGGCACGGAACGCCGTGCACGTTAATTGACCAACCATCCGTAACGCGGAAATAAACCCAATCGCCTACATTGACTTTTGTGCCTTTAAACCAACGATTGTTAGGGTCATCAAAGGCTTGGATACCCATTTTTACGACAAGACCAACTTTACCTTGGTGGCGGTCTTCATCACGGGTCTGACCCGGCAAAATAATGCCGCTATTTGTTTTTTCTGGCCGCACATAGATTGCAACCAATACTTCATTATTAAAAACTTCAATGTCATCCAGACTGCCTAACTCGTCATTCAAGGTTTTTGCTGGGTCTACACTGTGGTTCATCCTCATATAAGGCACGTTATTTATTCCTTTCGCCGCCAGAAATTACAGTTTCTGCTTCTTCCATAAGCTCCAAACACTTACGCAAGCCCATAATTATTCCTGTGTGATGTTTGTAATCGGCAATGTCGCCAAGCATCCCATTGCAAATAAATTGCATTTCCTCACCGATTGTTTCTTCAATCAGTTGAGCTAAAACACGGGCGTATCTGTCTGCGTATGTCTGTGCCATCTGCATTGTATGACACAGTTAGGAATTAAAACGGTTGCAATGAGTGTAAATTCCCACCAAAAAAGATTTGCATTGAGTGCAAAAGTGTGATACATAATAAGTGTCAGGCAAAAACTGACATTAACGCTGTTGAAAAACGGAGAACAACGATGACAGAAATAAAATGGCTTTACACGGTATCCCCAGTTGGCTGGATGGATATGAGCCGTGAACAGAAAAGAGAAATCTCATCTTTGATTTCAGAAACCGGATACAAATACACACGGCACAAAACATCTGACCTTGCCCAAAAAGATGTCAATTACATTGAAAAGCTAACGGGCATTAAAATGAAAGTGCAAGAAGTAATACCAGCACCTTGGGCTCCTTTTTAACAAAAAAAAGGGCTGGGGTGTTTTTGCCCCAGCCCAAGTTAGCCATCGGGAGGTGATGGAACTTATTTCATGCCCTTTTTGTGTTCGCCGTATGCCTTGATTTTTTCAAGACGGCCCAACCCGCCTCCAGCAGCATTATTAATAACGTGTTCAGTCTTAGCCATTGCACGGCCACCTGATTTGCGAGCCATTGGAGGCATACCCGGAGGCATTGGCATAGGAGGACGTGCGCCCATTGGAGGCATACCACCGGGTGGTGGACCCATCGGAGGCATACCGCCCGGAGGTGGACCCA